CGACGCGGCCCCTTGTAACCAACGACAAACACCTTACCCGTGTCAGCGGAGTTATCCGACGTAGACGCGATACTCTGAAAAATGCCAGAGTTTAGCGTTGAAAACGCTCCCGCCATGCCGATTACTGAGTGAATCATCTGTGACGGATACACTTCCGACCACACCGATACACCCAGCTCACTGGCTAAGCCGTGTTCAAGTTTTAATTGATGCGCGTCACCTACTGACATGTCACCGCCGCCAGTTAGCGCACCAACGTTGACAACAAACGTACACGCGTCAAACCCGCGAAGGTCAACGGTTAGTCCGTTTGTGTTTCCTGCAACAATATCCTGTGGGACAAGGGCTTGATAAAACGCAAGATGCGAATATAAGTCTCGTTTAATTGCACTCATTCTTTTCTCCTTGGTGTGCTGCAATTAAGCGGCAATCTTTCCAATTTTGACTGCGTCAAAGTTGATAATGTCCCCGCCTACACGCTTACGCGTGTAGAACTCGATAAACGGTTTAACCGTATAGGGGTCTCGTTGAACGGTGATACCTAAACGGTCAACAATCATGTAAGCTTCTTTCCAGTCCGCAATAGCAACAGACAAACTGTTAGCCGCAACCGTCGGCATCGTAGTCGACATCCTTACCGGCAAGTTAAGGATTGCGCTTGAAGGATCGGTCGCAATCGCCGAAGGCTTCCAAACATATTCCCCGGTACCGTCTTTAAGCTTCATAGCGGCGGCGACCGTAGAACGGTGCATTAGCCAAGTACCCCTTTCCAGGAAGTATTCTTTTAGCGCGTACTTAACCGTAATGAATCCATCGGCGGTTAGCGCCGCCGCTGCACCCATATTGAGCTGCTCTACAGTGCCCCAGGTAACATTGCCGTTTGCGTCCGCCGTAGACGAATCATAACTCAAAAAACCTCGTGGTTTGCCAATACCATCGCCATTGACAAACGCCGCCGCTTCACCACGGAGAAAACGCTCCGCGATTTTGTTTGCAAGCCACGTTTCAATATTGATACCCGAGTCTTCAAGCAAAGTTTGCGTTGCACGCGGACGAGCGGCCAGTGTATGCGCAACGATACGCACTTTGCGCATTTTACTTGTAGCCGTTTCGCCTGTAATAGTCGTTTCGCCTGTAACTTCGCCTTCCCATTCGTAACCCGCTTCGCCGACGTCAACCATGAATTCAAGTGCGCCTGTCGTAATTGATTCAGACGCTGCAAGTTGCCGAATCGGGTCAGACTCGAATATACGGCTAATGATCCGCGTTGACATTGCTGTCGGCACAGTTACACCGCCATCGGTGTCAATGCCAACTTGCAAAGCCTTTTGATGCACTTCCGGCATAACATAGTCACGAGCGCCACCGTACTTACGCGCATAAGCTTCGAACGCCTTACAATAAGCACCGTAGTCTTTAGAACTAAGTTCCAGGGCTTCTTGCTCTTCGAAAGAAATACCAACGTCGCTTTTACGCCGCACAGAGGCCGCATGAATAGCAAACGCTTTGGCTTCTGTCTCAAAACTATCGGCAACATGGCCGTTACCGCGAGGCGCACGTTTTAGGGCAGTTTCGATTTGATCCATACGCTCAATAGCTTCAGCGTTAGATTTCTGAAAGCTTTCGTCAAGAGCCATTTGACGTGTAGACAAATCGGCGGTTAGCTTTTCGATCTTGTTTACGTCAAGTGCGTCCTGGTCCGTTTTTTCGATCGTCGCTTTAAGCTCTTCGTAGTTCCTACGCAATTCGTCATAGTTCTTTTTTGCGTTATCGCCAAAGGATTTCACTTCTTTGACAACCGCTTTAAGGACTTCTGGCTCAGTGGCTGTAGCCAAATCCATTTCATCAATAGGGGGCATAATTTACTCCTTAAGAAAATAGCCTATTAAGTGTAAGCTTGGTACTCTCTGCCTTTAGCGCCGTTAGCACTTCTTCAACGGAAGATTTAGACGCCTCACGTTCTGAATCTTTTTGTTTAAAGTGACTTCGACATCTTGACACGACTATCTTAGCCGCGTTACATGACAGACCCGCATCCCGCAAGGCTCGTTCTAACTCCCGTGGATTGGAAGCTTGTTCGATAGCTTTTACCTTTGTTACTTGTGCTCTTGTGTTTGCTGGGAACGTCACTAAAGACACTTCCCAAAGTTCTATAGATTTTAAATAGCGTAGCTCTTTGTCCTTATCATAAGCAGAATCAACGACGCGATAGCCTATGGACAAGCCACGAATCGCACCAGCCTTTAATAACAACAACGCTTCGTCGGCTTGCCTTACGCCTTGCGTAAGTCTTCCAGTTAGCTTCAAGCCCCGTTTGTCCTCTGCCATTTCCTCCCATACGCCTATGGGGATTCTTGTATCGTGTTGCCACAACAAAGCAACACCATTGCCGTTACGGCCACCAGAACTAAGCGTTTGACTAAACGCTCCAGGCAAAACTATATCGCCATAGTCGTCGGGCTTACCATTGAATACCGAACCGTAGCCACTAAAGACACCTGTATCTGTGTCTACGTCTTTAGTGTCTATATCAAACGATACGTCAAGATACGACGCTTGTTTAGTAACTGTGCCTGACTTTGTTTGCAACATAATTCTTAACCAGTAACGTAAAGTTCTACACACCTACAGTTTATGACGTTACCCGCTGACCCAGCGGGGTCCCCAGGGTACATGAGCGCTTCGCCCGTTCTAACAAACGCCTGGTCCATTGCCACAACTTCGCCATGAGCTGCACGATGATTGAACGTACTAACTCTTGTTCTATCGTCGTTAGCAGATAGCCATTCCTTCTTCTTTATCGACGGGACTAACGCAGAAGCTTTATGCAAGCTCGTTGTCATAGTTGTGTGTACTTCCGTACGCACTATACGATTGGCTCTAAACGCGGAGTGTACGGCACCTACTTCCCTAAGCCGCTTGGCTATCGTCGCGTTAGTAGCACCTTCGCTGAGCCCGCTTCTTACAACGTCCCTGAATGTCTCTTTAGTCGTAGAGTTTATTGTCTTTGCCTTTCGTAAAGCTTCGCCACCAATAAACCTGTTTAGTTCCTTCCAAAACTCATCTAGTACAGACTTGGTTTCAATCACAACCGACGCCGCTTTGGCCTCTTCAAAAAAGAAAGGGCCAAACACGTTGGCTATACCGCGATAGCGTTTCTCAAAAAGCTTCCTCACGTCCTTGTCTGCTTTCTCTATAATATCGTCAAAATTGTGTCGTCCACTTTCAGCATCCTTGGCCGCTGCAAAGAACTGTTTTCTAAGCAGCGTTCTTAACTCTCTCTCAAAGGGGCGCTCTACACGTTGTTGCATTAGCAACAGTCGCCGCATAAGCTTTAACTTAGCCCGTTGACTGGTTACGTTTATCACATTAACCGCGTCACTTCCTATTAGACCAGCTTCCAGGAATAAACGCCAACAAGCCCGAATTGCGTAAGGCACTAAACCCAGACGCTATTAACGTAGGTAGTGCGTATAACATAAACGGAGCGCCTACTATGCCCCCTGCTACAATCCAGCCTGGAACGTCATAAACAGGTTCAAGCTTTGTCTCGAATATCGCAGCAAGGATTTGAGAGCCTACCCCGGCCACGACAAACAAAACGCCGCCTATTATCCCTACTACTAACGCGCGTTGTAATTTAGCTTTTTGCGTAGACATAAACTATATTCACATAGCGTTGTCAAGATCTACAGACAGTCTGTGTTTCTTGCGTAGCTGAATTATTTTGGCGTTAGCCTCTTCATTGTCGTCATCTTCAGGACCAAAGATCAAATCCTCAATCGGTATAAGTCCGGCGGGCTGAAGTAGCACGTCACCATAGGGCTTCTCTTCGTAACCCACTAACGCGCGTTTCTCGTTAATCTCAAGAAAGTTGCTGTTATTGGCGCGTTCCCACTTCTTGTCTATTTTGTGCTGAAACGCGGGTACATTGTCCAGTACATAGCACAGTTCATGCGACCGGTCTTTGAATAGCCACTTGTTTAGCTCCGACTTAAACAAAGCCAGATAAAACGACACTGTGTCTTCGTAAAATGCTGCCCGCGCTTCGCTGTAATTAGAGTAAGTACTAATGTCCGGTATTCCGATTAGCTGGCCAGATACGCCCCAGACAATGCAGATAGACCGGGCAAGCTCCTTGTTGGAATTGATCCAATCCATTTCTACGGGCGAAAACCCGTATGGTTTTACGTCGCCAGCGCCTTCGATAATATGCGATTTACCAGAATTTTTAGGTCCTTCTATTTGTTCGCGTATCGCTTGTTGCATACGCTTGTACTGCTCATCAGTTAAGCCTTCCTTAAAGAAAAACAACATTCCCGGACGGCCAGCATTATCGATAAGGGACTTGTTCCACTCGTCCGCACTATTCGACGCGTCTATCTTACGTGCGGCGGGCTCTACCGGCGAAAAGCCCCAATCCTCGTTTAGAGGATGAAACGATTTTATTTGCAATACATCGCAGTTCATTGTTATGGGATCAATCGGGTATACGATTTCCTGCCCATTGTAGGTGTAAACGTACGCCGTTCTTAACCCGGTCTTTTCGTCTAACTGTATTTTGATTCGATCGGGTCTTAACGTCCATAGTTCCCGGGGACGCCCGACATTAGGCCCCATTGCCGGCGAAACCTTCTCTAAAAACGCGTTACCAGCCAGGCAATAATACGTTACCGCAGCTTGCATTAACGCCAGCCAGGACTGGTCAGGGTTCGCACGATTAAGTAAAGAATGCAACGGATGTTTTACATCTTCCTCCATGGTTCCGTCTGACAGTACCTTATTGATCTTCCATGGCACCGTTGCAAAAGACTTTGATATTTTATCGATACACGCAAACGCTATGACGTTTTTCATGTAAGCTTCACGAATGAAGTTTTCGTAGTCTCTATCACTCCAGGACGCAGCGGACGGGCCGCCATACGCAACAGCGCGTATCTTTTGTGACGCTTTACTAAGCCACCATGATTTT